CTCCAGAAGGGTCTCGAAGCCCTTCTCAACGCTCGTATGTCTAAGGTCCTCACCAAGGACCTTGAGGGAGAAAAGCTCGCCGAAGCGCAGGCTGCCGCCCTCAAGATCGCCGAGGAGAACTTGTCCAACCTCAAGGCTGGCAAGATCACCAAGGCCCGTGGTGGTGCCAAGGACGCCAACGGCAACAAGGTTGCGGCCAATGTCATGACCGAAGCCCGCCGTCTGGCGAAGGAAGTGGTGAAGAACGAAATCCGTGCGGCTGGCATGAAGATCAGCCATGTGGAAGCTTCGGTCATCACCAAGGCTGCGAACGAACTGATCGCTGCCGATCCTTCCTTCATCGAGAACGCCAAGGCCAACATCGAGGCGCGCTCCGCCGTCAAGTCCGCGATCAACATCGCCAATCTTGTCCACGAGTCGCCGAAGTTGGTGGCAAAGGCCGAAGCGGCCAAGGCCGAACGCAAGACTCAGCTTTCTGCGAAGCAGGCCGGTAAGGCTGCGCCTCGCAAGAAGAAGGCCCCGGAAGCCACGGCGGCCCACTAATCTGGTTTGGGCAGGGGAACGAAGAAGCCACGGCTGATCTTCCCCAAGACCCTAGTTTGAGCAATGACGAGGATGGTCAGGATCGGTGCGACGAGCAATGACCCATAACGTCAGGATCAGCTAGCCAAACTCTCGGGATAGGACCAAGGCCCTATCCTTTGCATCCTAGATCGTGGTAGAGCGCAGAGCGCGCCAAAGACCACTATAAATGGAGAAAGCCAAATGTCTGACATGACTCAATCCTTTATTGAAATGGTTGAAGCCTTCAAGGCCAAGCCGGAACTCGAAGCCCGCATCAAGGAACTGTCCGAAGACAATTCTATGTGCTACAGCACCATTGAACAGCTTCGGTATACCCTTTGTGATCGAGACGCTACCATCGCCGATCTTCGTACCAAGCTCTCGGAGGTTACGAAGGAGCGCGACGACGCATCCTTTCGCAATCTCGAACTTGACGAGAAGCTTGCAGGAATTGAGAAGCTTCTCGGGGTGGCTGAGCGACTGGAGCAGGCGCGTCGGGATGAGCATCAGGCTACTGTTGACGCCATGACGCCGAAGCCGGAGCTGGTTGATTTGTCTAAGGCCCCGATTCCCAATGATCCTTGGTATGATCCTAGCAAGGATTTCTCTGGCCCCATTGACCCGATTGTTGTAGAGCCGCAGGGTCAGAGTGATCTAAACCCTACGGTTTCTCTTTCGGAGACCGCAACCGATACTACGACCTCAAAGGATGGTCCCGAGACCCAGACTCAATCTGAGCCTAAGATCAATCCCTACTCCGGCTTCCCCATCCACTACCCGGATGGCGAATACAAGGGCCAGCCCTACTACGATAAGCCCTCGTGGGTCTCTTGGGCGGCATGGTGTGATGCTGGTGGCGAGGCAGAGCCTTACATGCAGCAGATGATGCGTTAACATAAACCTTGGGGCGGTTTCGGCCGCCCCAATCTTATGTTAATGGAGGCTTTTATGAATGAGCTTATAGAACTCCGTAATAAAAACATAGAACTTGTTTTGCGTGTTCGTAAGCTTGAAGCTTTGCTTAAGCCAAATCTCGAATTTATTATAGAACTCCCCAGAAAGGAGCATTGTTTACTTGAGATGTTGCTAGCAAATAAAATATTAACCAAAGATAAGATAATGCAAGTTCTATATTATGATACAGACATAATCGATAATGTAATCGAAAGTCACATATCAAAATTAAGGAAAAAACTTAGGGCTTATGGAATTACAATAAGCAACCAAAGATATCTCGGATACTCAATATCATCAAATGCTCGCCAAATCTTAGTGAAAGCCTAACCCATGCCCGCCACATTCGCCCCGTCCGCAGCGCCCGCCAACGCCCTCCTAATCTGGACCGATGGCCGATCCATCTACGTGGAACTTCCATCTCGCGAGAATGTCCCGCCTTGCATCATCACCTATCGCCTATCCGAAGGCGGACTTTCCAAGGCCCTATCCTTACTCGGCAAACACGCGGACGTTGCTGGAACCCCGACACTCTCCGTCCCTGCCCGTCGCCAGAAGGACTATGTTGGCACTGTGGCGCAACATGCGCTGGCCGAATCCATCCTGCGGAAGAAGGGGGTTATCAAATGACCGAATCCAACCTTCCTTCCCTCATCGCCCATGCCAATTCTCTTGGCTATCGCATAGGCAACGCCGCCCAATCCTCACGTGGCTGGGAGCTAACCCTTTGGTCCGGTCAAGTCGGATATTCCGACTACGTTTGCACCCACGACCTTTCCCTTTCGCGCGCGATTGAACTCGCAATCGACGCTTTTGCCAATGGCCTTGGCAAATCCCTTGACGCAAACCTGCCAAAAGTTTCATCTTTCGAGCTAAACTCTATCCTCGCAAACCTGCGACCGAAAATAAAAATCGAGAGGCGTTTCTAATGTCCCCAATCCCCAAACTTCTCCGAGAAATCCGCATTGAACGCGGCTGGACACAGAACTTCGTCGCGGAGTTAATTGAAACCTCCGGCGCCGCCATTGCCGATTGGGAAGCAGGTCGGCATGAACCTAAAGTCTCCTCCCTTGAAAAGTGGGCCAATGCCCTTGGCTATGAAATCGAACTGATGCTAAAGGAACCTGCGAATGTCTAAATACTCCACCATCGGCGGCCAAGTCACCCGCGGCGAAGCCTTCGCCAAACTTATCCACCATCTAAACGAAGCCGCCGATCAGGCTGCGACCCTGTCCCATCTCCACAATACCGAACTTTCTAAGATGGATGAACTTTCCGCTAAAGGTTGGTTGGCAGTGCATGAAATGCTTCTCAAGGTTCGCCATACTATCACCGAACTGGCAAAGAACAAGTTTCAATAGGAGAAAGCCAATGGTCGATGAGAAGACGATAGAGGAATTGCGGGCGCTGCTGGCGAAGGCGACGCCGGGGCCGTGGGAAGTCGATTATCTGGACAAGAATGGACAGCGTGTTATTCGGCAGGAACACATCGAGATTGCAACGTTTTGGCATCATTCTGTTGGTTCCATCGAAAAAGAAATGGAAGCCAACGCAGCGCTTACAGTCGCCATGCGCAACGCCCTCCCCTCCCTTCTCGCCCGGATAGAGGCGCTGACGGTGGAGCGGGACCAATGGCAATCTCGTGCACAAACAGCGTGGGATCAAATGGACGCTGACATGCGACGTTCAATCGAAACCGCCATCGCAGCCTTGGAGCCGGAGGTTCCCATGAGTGACGCGATCCAGCAAGAGCGCGACCGCTTGGCGAGAATATTGGAAGCCGAAGCATTAAAGCGGTCGCCGCTCACCGACAACGGCGTAACGCAGCGCGTCACCTACGCAATTGCGGCGCGCATCGTCGGACGTGGGCGGGCGCTCACTGACAGGGAGAAACTGGAAAACCTAATGCGCGGTCTTGAAGACATTGAAGACGACGAGGCTCCAACAAAATAAATCTCCCCAACTCAATTTTCCTCTTGCTCTCGTTAGTTAAATCGGGTATAATCAGAGACAATCGGAGCTTAGCCAATGGGTACCATATCAATTCGCATCGTCATCGATCCAGACTCCCGTCCATTCGGTGACGGTTCAATGCTAGACACCTGCATCAATCCTCAGTTCAACGGTGTATTCCCAGACGACCCCGGCTTGGGAATTGTTTCAGAAAGGAAAGCCAATGCCCGACTTCCCACCGACCAAAGAACAAACTGCAATTCTTGATGCAGTTAAAGGATCGAAACAATCATTAATGATCCGCGCCCGAGCCGGTTGTGGTAAAACCACAATGCTCGAACTTATCGACCACGCCGAGAAAGCCCAACCATACCTGCTCATGTGCTTCAACAAAGCCATCGCCACCGAAGCCGAGAAGCGTATGCGATCCGCAACCACCGTTCGAACCTTCAATTCCCTCGGACACAAAATATGGGCAGCCGCCGTTGACCGTAAACTCTCCCTCAATCAAAAGAAAATCCTTGAAATCTTCCGAGCCATCGCCGACGAAACACCCCGTGGCGAGCGATCTTATCTTTGGTCTATGTATGATTCTGTGCTTGCTGCGACTTCAATCGCTCGTAATATCGGATACATACCCCCGGAACATTTCAAAGCGCCCAAATCCCTTTGTGATTTCCAAGCAGTCGAGCGCCTCCTCGATGAAACCCTTCTTCCCGAGGCCGAGGCCCTGATCAACAAAATCCTAACCATCTCCATCGGCCAAGCCTACAACGGAGTGATCGACTTCACTGATCAAGTCTATATGCCTGCCCTCTTCGGCGGAACCTACCCCTCATTCCCAGTGGTCCTTGTCGATGAATATCAAGACCTATCTCCTGTCAACCGTGCGATGGTCGGAAGGCTCTGCAAGCATTCTCGACAGATTGGTGTTGGAGACGAAGCACAAGCGATCTATGAGTTTAGAGGGGCTGACGTCAAGGCTATGCCCGATGCTATTGAGCAATTCTCTATGGAAACCCTCCCCCTATCCACCTCATTCCGCTGTCCCGATGCCATTACATCAAATGTTCATTGGCACGTCCCCGATATACGTAGTGCCAAATCTGGCGGGATGGTTGCAAGAGGAAATGTTCAATCAATCGAAGACAACTCCGCAGTCATCTGCCGATACAACGCTCCGCTAATCGCCTTGGCGATGGACCTGCTCTCCCAAGGCCATAAAGTTGACGTTGCTGGTGTTGATATTGGCGCCCGCATCATCCGTCTCCTTAACAAACTTGGCTCCGAGGATATGACCAATGTGCAAGTATTGTCAGCAATTGAGCATTGGGAGGCAGAAAGAGAGAGCCTCGACAATAAGAATGCCAGAGATACTGCGGAGTGTATGCGTGTCTTCGCCCGCCACGGCAAGACCCTTGGTGGTGCTATCGCCTACGCCAAGCACATATTCGAAGCCTCTGGCGGAACCATCCACTTCATGTCCGGACACCGCGCCAAGGGCTTGGAATTCCATACTTCGTATCATCTTGACAGTGAATCAATTAAAAAAGGAATAGGTCAAGAGTCAAATATCCATTATGTTATTGATACTAGAGCCAAAGAGAAACTGATCTATATCAGGAGCCACTAATGGCGTTGACTGACTCCATCGCCGCCTACGACGATTGCTTCCAAGCTTTCGAGCGCGCGGCCAAATCCAAAAAAGGTATCCGCATCCTCTTCGAGGACAAAAAGACCGCCAATTACTTCCGCCTGCGAATGAACTACGCCCGTGTTCTCCAGCGCCGCGAAGCCGTCCGCATGTACGATCGCACCGACCCGCGCTTCGGCAAATCTGAGTTCGACAAGTTTCGACTTAAGATCGTCGAGGCCGCAGAGCAAACCGGCGAATGGTGGGTCTACATCGACCCCTTTGGTATGGAGCGGGAAATTATGGAAGTTGAGGAACTCGAATGAGAGAAGAACTCATCCGCGAAATCCTCGACAAGGCCTTGGAGCAAGAACTGGGGATGGTCGTAACCTGCGACAACCTTCACCAGACAACCTTACGATTCCATGCTGTAACCAAAGACAACCCAAAGTACGCAGAACTAATGATCTGCGCCGGGTCAAAGCCTGATCAGATGCTCATCACCAAGCGAACCGTCGAACTCGATGATGCAAGGGAGCCAGAGAATGAGTAACGATCTTGATGAACTGATGCGCCGCATCGAAGACATAAACGCCAAACCTGCGATCGACATAACCCCAACCGACATCGACGATCTTATCAAATATCATCGCTACTCCCGCGCCAGAAAGGCCAAAGGTGAAAAGCCAGCCAAGCCCCAAGCTGTCGATATATCTCAAGTCATGATGAAGCTGACCAAGCCGAAGACCGAAGTCAAGATTACGAGGAGGTTTTGATGAAGCGACAATCTAAAGCCGAAGAGGCGCTTAATAAACAAGTCAAAGCAATCGACAATACAATTGCTTCTTATGAATTGGCGATAAAAGGCATGCAAGATAAGATATATGCAATTCAAGACATAAGAAAGCAACTTGTATCTGAAATTGAATTCATGAAATCTGCTCGCATCAAAGCCTCCGAATCCAGAAAGCCATAATCATGCCCGACCAAACCCTAGACGAATCCCTTCTAACCGTTGGCTCTGCCAGTCCCTTTCTCCCCGGAACCAACATACAATATGCCTATGATAGTACAAGCCTTGGTTTGCTTAAGACTTGCCCGAGATTATATCAGTACACAATGATCGATGGTTATGTCGGCCGCGGAGAATCCATCCACCTGCGATTTGGCATCGAGTACCACCAAGCTCTACAAGACTACGATATCGCCCGCGCCACAGGTATCTCCCATGAAGACGCAGTTCACGATGCAATATCCGACTTGGTTCGAAGGACGCATGATTGGAGTGTCGATGAGACAGTTAAACCGGGAAAGTATAAAAACCGCACGACTGTCGTTTCACTTGTTCTGGATTACCTTGACCATTACGTGGACGATCCTGCCGAAACCTACATCAAATCCGACGGAAAGCCCGCAGTGGAATTGAGCTTCCGATTCGAGCTTGATTGGGGGCCAAAGGCAGATCAAATTATTTGGTCAGAAGATGAACACGGCCGTTATCCCGGTGAAAAATCCCCTAGAGGAAATCTCGCTCCCCAACCCTACCTCCTAGCCGGCCACCTTGACCGCGTCGTCACTTTCAACGACCAGCTTTTCGTGATGGACCATAAAACCACCGTCACAACCCCAAGCCAATACTACTTCGACCAATATGAACCCCACAACCAGATGACCCTCTATACCCTCGCCGGTCAAATGGTCCTTGGTGCCCCGATCAAAGGCGTGATTGTCCGTGCCGCGCAAATCCTGCTTGAAAAGGAAAACCGGTTTGTATCAGGGTTTACCTTTCGAACTGCGGACCAGCTCGATGAGTGGTTGGCTGATCTAAAGATTCATCTTGCCAATGCCGAGCGTTATGCAACGGAAGGCTATTGGCCAATGAACGACACAAGTTGTGATAAATTTGGCGGGTGTAAGTTTAGAGGCGTCTGTTCAAAGTCTCCGTCTGTCCGCGAGATTTATCTCAAATCCGACTTTGAGCAAGTTCCGAAAGATCAAATTTGGTCGCCACTTAGGAGTCGTTGATATGCCTACAGACAAGGCATGTATAGAATACCACGGCGAGTTTGCGTGTCATGACTGAACCCCCTGAGAAGCCGATAGAATTCCCAAACGCCAGTGCCAAGGCAGGCTTCTTAGTTGGCCTCGATCTTTGCTCACAGGTTCTCTGGAAATTCGCACTTCGAATTAAAGACGACCAAACCCGAGGCTTCTCCGAACGCAAAGCGATCGTGGAAGTCCTTAATGAAATCCACAAGGAATTTGTGGCGGAAATGGAGAAAGCCAACGGCAACGTAAAAATGAATACACCGGCGTTTGCCAAAAAGACAACGCCCTAGACGTAGCCACCATCACCGACTCCCGTTATCGCTGCCCCTCATTCTACAGGAAACCCGACGATGAAGATCAAACTAAACGAAGCTGAAATAGAAGCCTTTATAGCACTTCGCAGATTGGTCCGAAAATCTGCTACGGATACCGAAGAATTCTTCGGGTTTATACAGGCACGATTAATCAACATACATAAAGAATCTGAATGTGTTGATTATATGAACAAACTTGATGAATGGGTATCTCTATTCCAACGCATCGCTCCAATACTAAGGAAATAAGCCAATGCCATCCCTAGCTCAACACCAGTCGAACCAATTCACCAAGGTTTTGCTGATCGGCGACGCCAAATCCGGCAAAACCGGTTCCCTCGTATCCCTCGTCAAGGCCGGATACAAACTTCGCATCCTCGACTTCGACAACCTACTCGACATTCTCAAGTTCAAAATCATGGAAGAATGCCCCGACAAAATCGAGAACGTCGAATTCGTCACCGTCCGTGATGCCTATAAAGCTGGCGCAAGTGGGAGCCAAATCGATGGAAAGCCAAAAGCATGGATCAATGCTATTAAGTTGCTCGATAATTGGAAATATGATGATGTCGATTATGGAAGACCAGCAGACTGGGGCCCTGATTGCATCCTTATTGTTGACTCGCTCTCACGACTTTGCGATGCAGCTTATGATTTCCATGAATCCATCATTCCACGGGGAAAGAGTGGTGATTACGACGGACGAGCCGTCTATGGAAATGCTCAGGACGATGTTGAGAAGGTCCTCGCAATGTTGACTTCACGTGGTTTCGCCACCAACCTAATCGTAATCGCCCACGGCAGCTACATCGACCTGCCCGATGGCACCACCAAAATCTTCCCACAAGGCATCGGCCAGAAGCTATCTCCCAAGATTCCTCAGTATTTCCCATCCTATATCCGCTATAAAAACAAAGGCGGCAAACGCACCATCCAAACCACTTCCGACGCCATGATCGATCTTGCCAATCCCAGACCCGATAAAGTCGACAAGGAACTTCCTATCGAAACCGGGCTGGCGACTCTCTTCGAAGCGTTGCGTGACGCGCCCGTTGAGAAACCTAAGTCTGTCACGCTAGTTAGGAAATAAGCCAATGAAGGTATCAATTCAAGACTTGATATCTATCCGAGTTGCCTTGGATAGTATCCAGAAGCCGGAGTATACACTCCAAAGTACAATTAACAACCTTGATGGAGTTATAAATATATGGTCTAAAAATCTCGAATTGGAGCCGGACCCACTCCCGGTTGCTTCTGCACCCAACACCACCGACGACATTCTCTTCTAAGGAACCCATCTATGAACGACAAGCCCAACTTTGCCTCGATCCTCGATGAAGCCCCGACCGAAATCGATCGGCCAAAGCCCATTCCCACCGGCACCTATCTTTGCCGAGTTCAGGGCACCCCGACCTACGACAAGTCCAGCAAGAAAGGAACCCCGTTCGTCCAGTTCACCCTTAAGCCAATCTCCGCCGAGGATGACGTCGATGAGGACGACCTCGCCGAGATGGGCGGGCTCGACAACAAGACCCTGCGCCTGACCTTCTACCTCACCGAAGATGCCGTCTATCGGCTGGACGAGTTCCACGAACACTGTGGCATCGATCTGTCCGAAGAATCCTCGCGCCGCAGCCGCAATGACGAAGTTGTCAATGCGGAAGTTCGGGCGCTGGTCAAGCATCGGCCTAGTGAGGATGGCCAGACTGTTTACGCGGAAATCTCGCGCACACT